CATTTTCAATATCAATATAATGACCAATATCATTAACTCCATAATTTTTTACTGATGTAGATATTACAATATCATCTTTATCATTTGGATTAAATAAATCAAAATTATCTTCAATAATAAAATATGGTTTGTCATAAAAATAAATTCTTTCTCCAACAATTAATTTTATTTTATGAGTTGTTGGTAAATTATAATTCCAAAAATCAAATTCTTTTCTATCGTTCAAATCAATTCCAAATGAAGAAAGTTGAATTTTATCTCCAACTCTTAAACTAGAAGTTTCCGAATAATCAATATTATCAATGATATTGATTAATCTAAATTCAACTTTAGACCCATCATTAAGATACGAATATAAAAAGTTTTCTTCTAATATCTCTTCATTAAAATTTAAATTCGAAACAACTCCAGAAACTCCAAGAAATTCAGTTAATGTTTTGTCTTCATAAGTTAAACTTATTGGATTTGCTAAATTTGATGTTTTTATAAGAAGATTGCCACTATTTTTAAATCCAACTGTAGAATCTACAATAATAGCAGTAGATCCAATGCCAATAGATTCTGAAATATTTGTTTTTTTAGTAGTTTCAAAATTAAATATAAATGATGTTGCGTCTAAAGAAATTTCATACAATTCTTTTCCATTTACTGGTCTATATTCTATATTGTAAATTGATGAACTGGCAGTTTTTCCATTTGATAAAGTTTCAAATATTGTTTTTCCTTTTAATTCTTTTCTTAGTTTAGAATCACTAACTTTAAATGTTTTATCTCTAACTATTTGTTCGACTAAAATATTTTTAGTCATAAAATTATTATTTGATGGTTTGATCAAATAATCTTGTGGTTTTATAACTTGAATTTCTTTATTAAAAAGAATGCTGAATAAAATTTTATACGATGTGTCAGTTCCTTTTGTTGTATAAAAATCTTTTGCTCTGGATAAAATATTTTTTAAATTTAATCCAGTTATAAATTTTCTATCTTCAAATCCAGGTAAGAATTGAATTTTGAATTTTTTGAAGATTTCGTTAAAAAATAATAAATTTAAATTTGTTACCGTGCCTCCAGCACTATGAGACGACGAATCAGTAGAAGAAAATACAAAAGATTCATCATTTGAATATTGATCAATTCCACTAAATCCACGAACGCAACCAGTAAAACTATTTGTAGTAATACCAGTATATGTAATAATTTCATCATCAATTTTCAATAAACCATATTTTTGAGGAAATCCAATTGTATGATTAACTGAAATGGTATCATCAAAGGATGTAACATCAGAAGAAATTGTACAAATTCCAACTGTGCTATAAAATGTTTCATTATTAAAATTATCAATGCTTTTATATTGTTGCAAATTGACTGCTAAATCTACAACACCAGTTTGATGTTCTTGTGAAATATAATATTGTTCTAAAAATTCTTTAAAAAGTGGAGAATCATTATTTAAAAATTCTGGAATTTGTGATTCAACAATTGATTGAATTTTTACTTTCTTAATTTCCGACATTTTATCTTGTATAATTTCCGTTTAAGTAACTTGATGTGACCGCATATTGTGTTGCTGAAGTATTTTCACCAGATGCAATTACATCTTCCAGCACACTTACATTAAGTTTAGTAGTATCTAGTTCCAAGTATATATCCTTCAACGCAAGGACATCATTTGATTCCGGTAATGCTTCTATTTCAATACCAGCAGTACTTGTAGATGATGTAAATATTATTACATTTAATTTGATTTCACCTTTCATATAATTTACAGTTCCCGCATTATTATTTACAACAACGGGAACACCATCAACCAACTTGAAAAAGAATATAATTCCAATTTCATCAGTTTTTGGAACATCACTCATATACAAAGTTCCACTAGTATCTTTTACTGTAAATCCAGTTGATTTTATATTATATCCTCTACCATCAGAATTTAATTTTTTAATATGAAATTGGTTTCCAAAACATATTTCATATGTTGCTAATTTATTATATTCTGGTTGTAAATCTCTTCTAATTTTAATTTTAGTAATATTAGAAGTAATGGATGTGCTAGTATTATCAATTAAAGAAGAAACTTTACTATATTTAAATCTACCACCAAAACTATTTAACTCTGTTGAATTGCTGTAAGATTCTAAAGTTTTTATAACTCTTAATTTTAAATTATTTGAATCTATTGTAATACTTTTATTATAATAAACTGTTGTATCCAATTCAACATACATATATTTCAAATCAATAATCTCTGGTTTAATTCCAGCAATTGAATATTGTTTTAAATCTTTTTTAATACTATCTTTTGTAATTTGTGAAAGATATTTGCCCTTTTTTGGTTTGATTGAAATGAATACTTTTCCATACTCTGGTGGATCTAATTCATCTCCCCCATATGCAGTCACAGTATCTACATTTGGAAATATATATGGAATCAATCCTCTATAATCATTTGCAGTCACTGCACGATACTGTGATGCATATACTCTAGGACCAAGATATTTAATTGAATCTATGGGTTCGATGTCATCACCATTTTCTGATGCTTGAATTGTAGTTAATAATGAAATATTATTTGTAATTGATGTATCATTATTATCAGTTAAAATTCCAGAAAAAGTAAAATTTGCAGAACCATTAGCATCTTTTCCATTCGTAACAATATAACTAATAAAAATAGTACTACCAGAAATTGGTTTTTTTCCTATAATATCATCACCAAACAAAATTTCATACTTTTCATCATCTATTTCTTGTACTAAGAAAATTTTTGAATTTTTATCTACTTGAAAAATATTTGAGTAAAAATCATATTTTTCAGTAATAACTCCAGATACTTTTACACGAATTGTGGAAGAATCTGCACCTGAATTTGGAATCGTATATCTTTGATTTAGTTGTGATTTATCTACTGTATATGTTTTTGTTAAATATGAACCTTCATAAACATCAATACCTGTAAAATTTGCATATCCATTATTATCAACGACTACTGTAATGTCTTCTGGAATTGAAAAAATATAATTACCATTCTCAACAGCACCCAAAGCAACAATTCCTGCCTTTAGAGTAACTGTCTTTGAATTTAAACCTGTTGTATTAACTGAAAAACTAACTTTTGCTTTTGATGCCCTTTTTGATCTAGGAACATATCCAATATTACGTGCAAGAGAGACTACATTTTCTCGAAGAGTTGCACTATCAATAAATGATTCATTGACTGCCATATTCGTATTGAAGGCAGTAATATAAGAATTGTATGCTAATATATCAATCAAACTCGAAAAATTAGATCCTTCAAAATCAAAATCTGTGAAATTACTATTCGATCTCAGATAATCTTTTATCTGAGTGCGTAAATCTTGGAAATCTAAATTGGTAAAATTATTGAAGGACATTATATTCTAGTTGGTTGTAAAAGAAACTCTATATTTTGAAGAGGAAATGGAAGTCCAACAATATCATAAGAAATTTTTATATTTAATTCATGCGAATCTTCCATAGATTCAACCATTACATCTTTCACTATAATTCTTGGTTCAAAATTACTCAATACTGTTTTGATTTCTTCATCGAGTATTGTCGAAACTTCTATTTGATTTAGTTCAAATAAAGAATTATCAACAGAGGTTCCCAATAAATTATTGAAGAACCTCTCACCAATACGAGTTCTAACTAAATTAACAACAGATTTTTTGATCGCATCCTCATTTTTTAATATAAAAATATCATTTGTCACTGGATGTCTAGAAAAAGACAAACTAATGTCTCTAAAAGATCTAGAAATGCTGATAGGCATCTAAACAATGAGTATATTTAATATATCTATAATACTTTTTAGATTGTTTTTCCGTATGATGGTTCAGTCCCATATTCCCAATCATCATAATCTTCATCATTTCTAATTTTTTCGTGCAATTCAGTTTGCTTCTTTAAATCATGCTTTGGAGCACAATCATGCATAATTTCTTGAATTACTCTTTTTGATTTTGTTGTATCAATATCTGTGATGAGTTTTGTGGTTCCCCACATCTCTCTCATATAATTTTTGTCTCTATCAACTTGATAAAATGCCATTTTAGCTCCTCTGTTTTTACAATTAAAAACAGAACTTTTAAGGAGGTTGCTATCTCCTTTAAGTATTTAACGATTTAACTGACGAAGTTTGTAATTTTCTGAATTAAAATATTTTAATAGTTCTAAAGCAATTAATTTTGGATTTCCTTCACCACAAGTATAAACATCTATAGCAATACAACCTTCTTCAGGCCAAGTATGACAAGAAACATGACTTTCTTCAAGTGCAATTACAATTGTAACTCCTTGAGGATCAAAATTATGCTGAAATATATTTAAAATTTTCATTCCAGCACGTTCAATTCCACGTTCCATTACTTCCCGAAGAGTAATACCATCATTTAGGAGGTTGTGTTTTACGTCATAAACTTCTAAAAGAAGGTGACTACCCATCGAAAACTGTTTCAATTCTTATATTCCCACGAAATTTTATTTATTTAATATAAAAACCCTTACGATAATAATCTTTATCTTCAATAAAAATATAATCTTTTATATTTTTTGGTTTCTCATCATTCCAAACAGGAATTGCTATCGTATTATTGTATCTAAAATCAGGATTTTGACGAAAATGAACTTCAATTAACTTATTATCAATAAATTCGCAGTTAATCCATTCATAGTTTCCTTTCAATTTTAATAGAACTGAAGGAAATTCAATCTTTTGATCTATTTTTTCCCATTTTTTCCATTTATAAAGAGGATCATCATTATCTTTTTCTCCCTTAACTACTAATTCTGATTGACCATTTCTAAAATCAACACTTAAATGCTCTCCATCAAAGACTTCGCACCAAAATTCTGCTGGATGAAATTGATCTGTCGATTTATAAACAAACTCAATACGAGCAAATCTTCCCATACCAAGTAAGTTAAAAGAAGGACGTATAATATAAAAGTCGGATTTAGGAACTGTGGTTCCAGAAGGACCACAAGTATAACCTAAAACCCGACTTAAAAATAATTTATTGTAAATCCATAGATCGTCATGATGAATATTATTCCACTCATCATTTCCATCTAGTAGATACATTACCGTCCTTGTCCTCTATACTTCTTACGTGCTACATTACGACTTGTATCACTATATTTAGTATTTTTTCCATCTCCTTGTCGAGTATTTTTGGAAGTATTTCCAATCTTTATATCCTTCTGAATTTTTTGTGACATTTTTGATTCTCCATCTAACGGGTTTTAGGGCGGGTTTTTTTGGAAGGTCTTTCAGGCCATTAAAAATGCTTCTACAAGACTCATAAAAACCTCATAGAAGCATTCTATCATAACGTTTCAAAAAAGGTCAAGAAAGACCTGAGAGACACTTATCAGATGACTCTTGTTTTCTCGTGTCCAACACGAATCAAAGGATCGCACCAAATCTCGTATCCTTTCTCTTTTGCATCAAGACAGAATGAAACATCCTCTCCGCACATATCTTGAACTTCACCAGATTCAAAGACTTGCATCTTTGGTGCAAACCAAGGATACTCAAGACTCTCAAAGACTCCATTCTTAATTAATACCCAACCAAATCCAGTATAATCTACTGTAAAAGGTTTACGACGTTTCTGAATGGTATCCAAAGTTTCATGATTCATTACACCACCAGACTTTCTGAAATCATCTTCTTCTAGCCAATGTGCAACAGATGTGGTGTGACCATCTTCAGTGCAATACCATCCAGCAGCAATATCCTTATCCATTGCAACAAGACGATAGAACTTCTCAGTATCAAATACAATATCACTATCAATCCAGAGTTGATAATCGTATTGTAGTTTTCCGTCCCAGGGAATTTGCTTTGGACCACGTAGTACATTTGCACCAAGACACTTACAACGGGCGAAATTCACCATTGATGAATAGTCTTGAGAAATTTGAATGCTCATTCCATTTTGTACTAAGTCAAAACAAAGTTGTACAAATGCCTTGAGAAATGTAAATGAACATCCGCGACCGGGTAAGCAAAATACAATGCTCTTTCCACGCATACGTGCCTTAATCGCATCATAATCCCACTCTTCCTTTTGTGTGGGCTTCGGAGCAGCAGCTTTAACAGTAAATCCTTTTGCCATAATTTGAAATCAATTTCAGTTTAATTTTAGCGTTCTATTTATATTTTGTCAATGTGACATCTCTAAATTTTTCATAACGTCCAGTTCCTCATATGAAAGATCACTCTCAGTTGCTTGGCAGTCTAGTAATTGTGCCAGTAAATTGAGAGTAGACCATTCAATTTTGAACTGCTCCTCTGAAAGAGAGTGTCTGACACATTTATTCTTTACATATATGTGGTATATTTTGTCCATAATTTTTGCGCGATTTTTTTTTTTTCGGAAATTTATCGTGTCAACGCATTATATATCAGAGCAAAACAAAAACCAATAACCATAAAAAATGGTCGTGGATATCTGATTATCCATCCGACCAGCAATACT